GTAGAATGGAAGAAGATGCTAAAGCAAATCAAAATGCAGAAATACCAGCCGATATTAAACAAAATCAAAGAATTGATTATTTAGAAAAAGAATTAGATAGAATTAGAAACACCAATTAATTAATGGATACTAAAGATATATACGCATTGCTTGTAAAGCACGATGAAAGACTTAAAAATATTTACTCTGTATTAAATAGAGTAGAAAAGCATTTAGAAAAATTAAATGGCAAAGTTGAGAACCATGAAAGGTCAATCGCTAAGATGCAAGTCTTAGGTACTATGGCTGTGGTCAGCTTGCCAATAATAATAAACGTACTAATGAGGTTGATATAATGTTAGCAAAGTTAATAGCAGACGACTTATTGTCAGATGAGAATGGTAAAGAGATAATTGCAGAAATAAACAAAGCTGTAGATATCCCTATCATTAATGAAAAAACAGAAGAAGCAGTTCTTCAGGCTTTATGGAAAGTAATTAAAGTAGTGTTACTTAAAAAAATTGGTATGTAATGCCTAAGCTAGGTAAAAGAAGTAAGAAAAGATTAGAGGGGGTGGACGAAAGATTAGTTCACCTCCTAAATGAAGTTGTTGAATATTTTGATATTACTGTTATAGAAGGTATTAGGAGCCAGGAAAGACAAGACGAATTGGTGGCTAAAGGTTTAAGTAAAACTAAGTTTGGTAAACACGTACAAGGCAAAGCAGTTGATATTTCGCCATATCCTATAGATTGGGATGCTAGAGATGATTTTCATTACTTAGGAGGGTGGATGTTAGCTACTGCAAATCAACTTGGGTATAAAATTCGCTGGGGAGGCGACTGGAATGCATCATCTCAGTTTAAGGGCAAAAGAACTACTAAGGATAATCGTTTCGATGACTTAGTTCATTTTGAGATACTTGACTAAATGAGGAACTATGAAAATAAAAGAAAGAGTTGTTGTCTTTCCAGACATCCACTTCCCCAATCATGATGAAAAGGCTTTTCGATGTGCTTTAAACGTATTAGAAACAGTAAAGCCTTCTGCTTTTTTACTATTAGGAGATACAGTTGATGGAGAATCAGTCAGTCATTGGCAATGGCGTAAAAAGAAACGCCCACCTCTTGAATATCAACTTCCGTTTATTGAAAAGGAAATCAAAGAGGGCAATAAAGGACTTGATAGAATTGATGAGGTTTTGGATAAGATTAACTGCAAAAAAAAGCAGTTCACTCAAGGGAATCACGAAAAATGGTTTGACCACTTTGTCGAAGAAAACCCATACCTTAAACATTACCATTCCAGAAGAGCTTTTAAATTCGATGAACGTGGATATAAATGGGCACCCTATGGTAAAGTCATTAAAGTGTTTGGAAGCAAATTATACGCTTACCACGGAGGACACTACATGGGAATTGCCCATGCAAGAACTCACGCCTTACAAATGGGATGTAACATCATCTATGGGCATACACACGACTCCCAAAAAGCAGTCATCACACACATCTCAGGACCACACATGGCGTATTCAATGGGATGTTTAACTGATATGACAAAAGATTATCTTAGTGGTCGTCCTACAAATTGGACTCATAATGTTGCTATTGTAGATATATATTCAAATAACAACTTCAATTTAGTAGTGCTTGATATTGTGAATGGTATTACTTCTTATGGAGGGAAAATAATAAGTGCCTAAAGAGTCAAAATCAATAAGGGATTTTAGTGGCGGTGTTGCCAAAGGAGTAGATGCTTTATCGTTAAAAGATAATCAAATGGCAGATTGTGTTAACTTTATAGCAGATAATGTTGGTAAGCTTAAAATTATTCCAGATGAGGCAATTGCTAATAATAACGAATTAAATACAGAACTATCTGATGGTTATTCAAAAAATATTCATGCGTGGTCTGCTGATTTCAATCTAGATAGTTCTAGTCAGACTACTAACTTAACTGCCCCTACTGCTACAGTTGTAGCGGTTTCTAAAAGAGCAAATATGGAATTGTATTTTACTCCATTCCAATCGCCAATTACTGGGTATAATACATCAGTAGACTGGACAGATAGAGCTTTAATTATTAAAGATGTTGATAGAGAAGAGTATATTGTCAATACGATAGTATATAATCCTTTTGCGGAAAATTTTGAGGCTACTGTTCCAAAAAACTCTATTCAAGGCCTCACTCTTAATCAATTAGAAAAGATGAGTCATAAACATTATTTAAGTTCCACAGAGGAAGGTTCGGATTATACAGACCCTGTTATTCCATGGCATTTTAAAACGTTAGCTGGTGGCGACACTAGAATAAATGGTTCAGATACAGTAAAAGCTTCTTTTGGTCCAATAGACTCAAATGGAATTCATGGATTTACTGAAAGTAGTAGTGAAGCTATAGGTATGATTTCTGCTACTAACTCTAATTGGCTTGATGCATCCAAGACATTTGAAAGTAATACTACTGTTTATACAGATACGCCATCCCAAAATGCGAGAGGCAGAAATTTTCATTATACAAATTCAGAAGGCTCAAAAGTCTATCCCACTACTAATAGAAATGGAGGTGCGTTTAAAATAGAAGCTGTGCCTAATGGTGGGTCTGCTAATAGTTCTACTAATACAATTGAATTTGGTGCAACTCCATTCAATGCTAGTGCTACTCAAAATGATGCTTATGCATATCGAATGGTAATAGAATGGGATTATTGGGGTAAGATGAATATAAGTTTCCCTTCTGAGCATCCAGATGGGGTTAGTAATTATGCACACGGATTTGGATTTTTTCCATACGGAGATTCAAGTACTGCCTCTCCAAAGAAAACTATAGATGGAGTTGAATATACTTACGACCAATTAGCACCTCCTTCTCACGGACATTGGTTTGAACCTATTGTAACTAAAGATGGTAGTAACTTATGCCAAAAAAGTGGAGCATTCTTCTATATGATGAATGAAGCTCCAAGTTTTGGTCAGTTTAGCGAATGGTCATATAATCTTGCTAATATTTCAAGTTTTGAAACTGCGACATATGGCGTAACTATAACATACTATACAAATGTTGAACAATCTGCTCAAACTTCGTACACAAGAACATACGATGTGGAACTGGGTCAAAATGCTATGGATGTAAAATCTGGATTGTTCTATGACGCTGATGGAGTTATTGCAGGTATAGATACAGAACACCAAGTTAAATTTGAAATACTAGATGATAAAGTGAGGATATTTCAAGATAGTGACACTTTGCAAGCTTATGGAATAAAAGAGGTTACTGTATCAAAAACAAATATTGTAAATCATAGCGAAAAAATATCAGATGGGCAGAGATATCAGCACTTAGTTGCAATCACAAATCAAAATTCTATGTCAACTGTATATTCATTAGAAAACGACTCTTGGATAGACTGGCAAATGGATTTCAAATTTAATGAAACTGAATATATAGGCGGTGTTAATATATCAAATGGTAGCACAAATGGAACCTATACTTCATTTTCTGCTGGTTCACACCCTTCTTTAGTGGGCCAACAAGTTCGAGGAACTGGCATTGTTCCTGGTACTACAATTACTGCTCAAGATTCTTCTGCATCTCCAGCTACATTTACTTTAAGTACAGCAGTTACCTCTGCTTTATCAAACTTAAATGTTCGTTATTGGGATTCTTCTACAAACGTAGATGTTTCTTATATAGACGCAGAAGGGCATTTGTTTGCTAGTGATACAACTTTTAAAGCTACCAACAGACCTCAATGGTTTGGATATTTAGATTTAAACCATACTTATTTAAAAACTCAATTTGATAGTGCTAGTAATAATTATAACAGCAATAGTCCTCAGGTTGAAATGGCCTTAGGTTTTAGTACAGATGCTTTATGCCCTCATCCCTATAGAGTTAAAATAACAAATAGCCCAGCTACAGCATTAAAAGGGCAAGATACTCATATAGCTACTAAAGTAAACGGATTGTTTACTTTCTTAGATGGAACAACAGATGAAACCTTAATAAAAAGCAATCCTAATAGCTCTAGTGCTTGGGCTAGCCATCCTCTAGGTATAAAGATTCAGTACGATTGGATAGATGGTCAAGAAAGTGAAGCTGGCTCATTGATGTCAGGTTCTTTTTTGAAGAAGGAATTAACTGAATTTTACTTCAGCTATATATACGAAGGCGGTTATGTAAGTCAACCACAGCAATTTTATCAACATACTTTTGATGGAGGAAATGATGGAGCTGACTCAACTAATGTTCCGTTTTCTACTGCCCCCAAAGCTGATTCTTGTGCTTTAGGATTGCATATAGGTATTGGTCCTCAGTTAATTAGTGGCAAAGGTAATAACCCTACCTGGTCAGGATTATCAGAAAAAGATGGTGTTTTAAATACTCGCTTAAAAGGGGTAGAGATTTATGGAAGGTTTATAAATACAGACCCAAACAATATTTATTTAATTTGTGAAATTGACTTAAATAAAGGATGGAAATCTTTTGCTACAGGAAAATGGCAAGACTTAACAACTTTTGGAAATGTATCTCATTATGGAACTAGTTATACTAATACTTCAGGAGGACCAGTAACAGACCACCTTATATATAAAACAGTACCAGCTTTCCAAAGTTTTTTTGATAAATATCAATTAGCATGGGATGAACCTATTGGGTTTGAAAGCGATGGAACTGGATGGAAAACAGCCTGTATTTTTAACAGGAGAGCTTATTATGGGAATGTGAGAATAAAAGGAAAAGACAACCAGTTAAAGTATTACCCTGATGGTATTTTAAAGTCTGCTACAGGTATGTATTCAACAGTTGGAGAAAGCAATTTAATAGAGGCAACTATCAATGATGGAGATGATATTGTAGCATTGCGAGTTGTAGGTAATAAATTATGCCAATTTAAGAAGTACTCGCTAACTATAATGGGTATTAAAACGCTTGAAAATGGGCAAAATCGTGAGGAAATCGAAGAAACCCTACATCATGTTGGCCTAGAGAATGATAACCAGATTTGCGACACTCCTTATGGTTTACTTTGGGTAAGTCGAAGTGGTGTATATACATACAATGGAAAAGAATTAAAGTCATTAACATCAAGCCCACAAGGAAGCATTATTGAAAAAAGCCAATGGGAGAATTTTTACGGAAAAAGAACTCATATTGGATACGATGCATATTGGAATCAAGTCCATATATGTAAAGATAATATTTCTAATACAGAGACTATTATATACAGTTTTAATACTGGTGCTTTTACAGATGCAGTAGGGATGTATAATGGTATAAGAAAAACTGGTTTTGTAACAGATAGAGAAGGGCATTTACTTTGGGGTGAACAAGTTGCCCAAGGAACAAAAGGTACTGCTGTAGCACCTAGCAAATTAAATAAAATTACAGAAAAAGCAAGTTCAATTCAAACTCAACCACCTCCAGCATCAGGCGATTAATGGCAATATTACTAAAAGCAACAACATCAGATAGGAAGAATATTACTTCTGGTAGAATAATAACTAAGCATTATGATATGGGCGATATTAGTATTAATAAGAAATTCAACAGATGTAGTGTTGCTTACAAGATGGATAATACTGGGATTAGCCCTTTAAAAATTTCTTATAAACTAGATGAACGTGGTTCTTTTAAAAATTTTACAGCAACTGAAAATAATCCATATTCTGCTGACGATAATGGTGCAAGATTATGCAGGACAAATGGGAAAATTAAAACTGCTGAGTTTGATTTTATTACAAAAAGTAAATTTGGAAAAGTAGTTCAGATTCAAATACAATACGACACATCTGGTTTATCTTATAACACAAGTAGTGCCATAGATGGCTTTGAACTTTCAGACATTACATTCACTTACAGACCAATAAATAGGAATTAACATGGATAATTATTATTCAAAAGATAGTAGCAGAGCAGATGTTTCAGATTACTGGGCATATGAAAATAAAAGAAGAGCCAATATGGATTTTGTATACAATTCATTAGGTGAGCCAGTAGGTGAATATTTATTTAACAAATACTCAGGGGGATTACCTAAAACAAAACCACCTGTTGGAAGCTTTACTCCGTCTATTAGCGGAAAAGAAGTATGGAGCAATCCTAAATATAAAGTTGATAATTTTTTACCAAGTCAAGCTTCAGGTATTGCACAAAGCACGCCTTCTCCAAATGCAATGGGAGGATTAGAAAAAGGTGGGTTACTTGATATTGCTAGTAAAGGTTTAAGTGGGGCTGGCAACCTTGCTACAAAAGCTGGGATGGCAAAAACTGGAGGGTTATTAACTGGGGCTGGAGCTAAGGTGGCTGGAGCAAATGCGTGGGCCTCAGGAGCATTAGCTGGAATGGGTCCAGTAGGATGGGCTTTGCTTGGCGGTGCTTTACTTACAGGTGGTAGTTATCTTTTAAATAAAAATAAATCAACAAATAGGTACGGAGTATAAACATGGATTTTATTAAACAAATAGCACTTAGAATGAATCCAATATACGCTCCTTTTACATCTGATAGAGGAGGTTGGGAAGCTTTAAATCCTGGAAATTGGGATTTAGGAAGTGGTAGAATGAGAAATTCTTCACTTGGTACTCTTTGGGATAAAACTCTTGGTGTTGAAAGCAAGTTATTTGGTGGCAAAGCACAAAGAAAGAAAAAGGCTCTTAGCTCTATACAAAAAGAAATAGCAGGAGTTGAAGGAAGAAAAGAACGTATCTTTCCTGATGAGATGCAAAAATTTAATCAAGCTACTAGAAGCGATTGGAATACCTTATTTGGCAGAAATAGCGGTTCACCAATAACATTGGCTACTGATACAGGTAAAAACACAAATTTTCAAAATAGAATTAATAGTTCAATTAATAACACAAACGCCTCATTAACAAAATCAATTAATGACGCACAAAACAGACTTTGGAGTCAAGAAGACCAAATAGCAAATCTAAGGGCTGAAGAACAATCAATACGAAATAGTTAAGGAGTTGATAAGATGTCAGATGAAATATTAAGAATACTAGGTGCTCTAACAGGTGGTGCTATGAAAGGTTACAATCAAAGCAATCAAATGGATAAAGCAAATCAGCAACAAAAAGACATGGCTCTATTAACTGATTCTTTAGGTATGAATAGGTTAAACGTAACTAATGAATATAATCAAGATAATGCCTTACTTGAGGATAGCCTAGCAACATCTAGAGATAACGTCAATTACAACAGAGATGTAGCTAGAGATAGCGTCAATTACAACAGAGAAGTAGATAATGTTATGCTTCAAGATAGCTTGGATAGGGCTAGACTAGAAAATACTCAAAGTTTTCAAAAAGGAAATCAAGCATTAAATCTTTTTACTGCTTTGGGTTCATCAATGACAGATACAAAAAACCAAGAGTTAAACCGTCAAGTGAATGAAGGTGATTTTCGATATGATGATATTAGGGTGAAAGTGAAAGCATTAGAAGATGCAAAAAGAGATGCTAGAGGATGGACTCCTAATTTAAGCAATTTAAACAGACGAACATTGCAGTTTAGAACTGAAAAACCTTTTCCATTTAGTGAAAAAGATATGCTAGATGATTATACAGAAGTAAGAGACGATTTAGAACAGACGGTTAGGGAGACTTTGTTACTATCACCCAATAACCCAAAAAGGAGAGGAGTTTTAAAATTTGTTAACAAGATGGTAAAAAGAGCTGGGCATACAGATTTCTTAGACGGAGATTGGGGTATATTTGGAGGCGTTGACCCAGATGGGGGACAAGCACAAGCGATTAAAGATGAATTAGAAACGTGGCAAGCATTATTAAAGGATGAAGAAAGTAGCAATACACTTTTAGACGATATGTATAACATTTCTCCAGAAGAAAGAAAGTTTTATCAAGACTGGAGAGGGCAAAGAAGTGCAATTTCTAGTAAAAAAATATCAAACGTTGATGCCGAACAAGCTGACTTGAAGAGTATGCTAAGAGTTTTAATTGAACAATCCAAACCTAATAAATGAACCCATTCCAAACTAGGGAAAAACTAAAAAGATACCGCTTTAGACCTGAAAACTTCACCCAAGAAGAAGCAAGGGAATTAGAGCGATTTTCAAAGTTGTATGGTCTTGTTCAAGAAGACCAACCAATAGAAGAAACCTCAGATTCTAAACAAAGCAATATATTATCTCAGTTTAGTTCTGGATTTACAGAAGGTTTACTTGGCCCTATTGCTATGGGGGGCTGGTCTGAAGACCCTCAAGACGAATTTCAATCTCTTGCCCATAGTGCAGGGCATTTATTAGGTTTTGCTTTGCCTATGTTTGGTGGACTTGTTTCAATTACTGGTACTGGTATAGCAAAGCTTGGGCTTGGTGGAGCTGGAAAAGTTTCTAGAGCGTTCCAAACTACAGGCAAAACGATACGTGGTTTTGGTGAATTTGCAAAAAAAGGTAAATCTGTACCTTTATTTGTAGGTGATAAAGCTGTAGACGCTACAAAAAAGATTTTAGCAAATGCTGGATTTGAAGCTGGTAAATATCTTGAAGCAGGTTCAAAAATTGGGTTTAAAGCAAAGATGGTTGATGTCGCATATCAAGCACAGCATTTATCCGTAGCAAGTGCTGTAAGTGGGATGTGGGATGGTGAGGATAATGAAGTAGATAATTTAATATTTGGTGCTGTAGCTGGAGGATTTTTTGGAGGTTTAGGAAACTTTGTACGTGTTGGTAACATGGTACAACATCCTAATAAGGTTGTAAGAGAAGTTGGGAAACGTAAGCTTTGGGAGCATTCAAAGCAATTTTCAGAAACGTTATATAATAACAGAGGTCAAATATTTAGAGGTGCATTAGGCTCTATTTTTCAAGGCGGAATGGCTACTATGCAAGGTGCACCAACTGCTACTCAAATTTATGAATATTCCTTAGGTGCTTTTTTTGGGTATGGTGCTCATGGAGTAAGAGAAAAGAAAGCATCTGAGTTTTTTAATAGTTACGAAAAAAGAAATGAAGAAGGTGGGTTCCAAAAAGATTTTACAGAAAGAAGGAATATGCTTGAGTCAAAAGAATTCAAGGAACTTCCTTTAGAATCTCAAGAAATGGTAAGAGAAAAGTACACGAATTACATTGGAGACTTTTGGGATAGATTTAAAGGAGAAGCTCTTCAAACAGATGATTCTTTGCCTAGTGTTATACTATCAAGAGAAATATTAAAGCCATACAATGAAGCATTAGAAAGAAAAGCACAGGAGGTTAATAAAAAGACCGAAGATTTAGAGCCTTTTGAGATTGCTCAAGTACAAGCTGAGCTAATGGAAGTAGTGCCTAAACAATATGCAAAAGACTTAAATCTTAGGATTATAACTGAAGGTTTATTGAAAAAAATACGTGACCCTAAAGAAAAACTAGAAGATAGTCAGCAGAAAATAGTAGATAAACTTACTCCTGAAGAACTTTCTGAAGTTAAAGAAGGCTATGTAGAGCCATTAGAAAAAAGAATTATAGAATATTTTGAAAATATACCTCAAGAAAAAATAGAAACAACTGCACAAGATATACTAAAAGCAGAGGAAACTATAATATCAGACCAACCTGAACTTGTAGTTGAACCAGTTATAAAGCGTTTTCTTAATCAGCTACAAAAACAAACAGATATTTACGACAAAAACGATGTATTAGAACACGCAGTTAAAACATATAATGAATTAATACCTAGAACTGAAGCTGGTAAGCAAGATACACGATTTATCCCTGTAAAAGGTATGGTGCAGGAGTATATAAAAATTGTTCAAGATAAGTTCCCTGGCATTAGAATTACTTCTGAAATGGAAAACAGTTTAACTCAAATGTTTACAAGGTTATCGCAAGGCATTATAAGACCTGTTATTAGTTTTAACAAAACGGATAAGAAAACAAAAATGATATGGGGTTTTAATGCTATAAAGAAAAAGATAACAGGTCGTGAACCAAGGTCTTCTGATGAAAAAATACATGAAAAAATTTGGGGGGATGAGGTTACTGTAAGAGAATTCTCAGAAGTTGTTGACCAACGTGGTAATTCATACGTTACGTTAAAGCCATACGAAAAAGTTTGGAATAGTAGTACAAAAGAATACGAAATGGTTATGTCGAAAGGAGACTGGTTTCGTATTACTGAAAATTTAAACAAAAAAAATCAATACCTTAAAATACCTAAAAAAGATAATGGCGTAGAAAGAATCTATGAATATCATCCTGAAACGAATAAAATTGAATTAAAAACTATTGTCAAAGAAGTTGTAGATAATGCCGACCTTAAGGTTATTACTAAAGACCTACTTAATAAATACATAGAAAAAGATTTTAATATATGGCTTGAAACCATGGGTTATAATCTAAAAAAAGATGCAAATCTTATTAAAAGTCAAGGATTACGTAATCTATACAATAAAGCATTTAAGTCTAATTATTTATACGAAAAAAACTGGAATTTTAAAAGTGCAATAGCTCGAGTTAAGCGTGAAGCATTATTGTCATCTAAGTCATTTTACGAACAAGATAGAAAGTTTTTCAAAGACTTAACTGGTGGTACTGATAAAATAAACATTATAGCTATAGAAGCTGAGGCAAATTTATTAGGTAAACTCAGTAGTACTGGTAAAAGGATTGGGCAATGGCTAAACGTAGAAGGCAAAAAGCCTGAAACATTTTGGACAGTAGATAAAAATGGAAAAGTAATTGAGCAAGCGTGGGAAAGTAAGATTGATGGTTGGTTAGTTATGCATTCTGATTTATATAAAAGATTTATGGAAGCAAATGGATTTAAGGGGACTGAAATGTCCCATATGAAGCCAGCAGTAGCAGTTACAATGCCAGATGGGAGTCTGTTCTTAATAAAAGGAGGAGTTCATCCTGGGGCTAAAGCGTACAACGATGCAATGCCTAGTAAAAATTCAATGATAGTAGTGACTTCTGCAATTAAAGCTATGCCAAAAGGGACAAAGGTTTATAAAGGTCAGGCTAAGAAGAATGGTAAATACGAAATAAAAGGCTACGATAAACCTTCTTTAGAGATGAATATTGAAGATTTTAGGATAAGCTTTGGTGTATACGGAGACAAACACTCAGCAAAGCCTACTACTATAAAAAAACAAATGCATTCTTTTTTCGATAAGCTAACAATGAGCAATCAAGGTTATCGAGATTTTATGGATGCAATTCATTATGATGTAATTAATGGCTCTGAAGTTGCAAGTAACTATATGAAATCTTTAAAGGATAATCCTGATGCATTACCACCTAAAGGTTTTAAAGTATCAGAGCTTGGAGATAAAGACTTTATTACAGTTATAAATGATACAAATCACAAATTACATAAAGAATTAAACCTCGAAATCTTTAAAAAGATTAAAGATATGGAAAAGACAGAAGAATTTGAAGGTACTGTATATGAGGAGCTAAGAGAATATGCTAATAATTTTGAACGATGGTACCGAAGTACTGGTTATAATGCTGTATCTGCTGTAATAAATAATAGTCTATATGAAAAATCAGTTCATATTTATCGTATGAATAAATTTACCAACCCTGAGTGGAAAAACTCTGGAAGTGGTTGGGTAGCTGGGGTAGACCCAGTAATGGAATCTATAACTGGCGGTATTAAAAAGAATACAACATATGAATTTTTTGAAGATGGTAAGCTTATAAAAAGAAAAGTTGGGCATTTTAAAATTGGGAATAGCCATAGGAAAATGAAAGTAAAATGGTTAGGAACAGATAACGAAATAAAATTAGAAGACGCTTGGAAAGAATTTAAGGCTGAAAAAGACCCTCACGTAAAAGCAAGGATGAGAGGAAAACTGATGTTTGCAGTTATGAGAGTTCCAGCTAATGCTATTTCAGGTACAAGAGGCCTATTATTTGATGGCTTTGTAAAAAACGATGTTGATTTAGCTGATTGGGGTGTTTACATGAGGGGTAGAGACCACTTTTACATAGACGGTGCAGACGTAGATGGTGATAAAGTGTTCTTTTATCAGGGTTTACCTGAAAAATACATAAATGATTTAGTCAAAAATGACGATTTTTTAGAAAGAGCAAAAAAAGTAGGAAATAAAAGTAAAAGTATTTTCTTTGAGAATAAGGCAGAAAAGATGAATAAGCTGTTTAAAAGTGAAGTCTCTAAAGAAGATTCGGATTTTGTAAATAACAATCCTTTAGGGCAATGGTCTCCAGGTTCTTTACGTAAGACAGGAATGAGTGCCTATGAAGGAAAAAAAGGCTTAGAAAGAATTGTTAATGCAAAATCATTTCTACAAAATGTTTTAGCAGATGTTATTACTAATAAAGAAGGCAAATTAAGCATTGATGTTTATAGGGAGAATAAAGAAGGAAAAACAAAAATAATAGGTACGCTTGTAGGAAAAACTAGTGAAAAGCAATTATATAAAGACGATGGGTATTATGTAGTAGCCACAGAAGCACATAGTAGAACAGCAGATAGTGCTAATTATTATAATATGGCTAACCCTCAAGAATTAATACAAATTGTTACTCAATCTGCTTTTGAAAAACTTACGTTTATTCCTAAAGATACAAGAGCTAAGCCAAGGGAAGGCACATTACAGGACCTTAAAAATACTTTAGAATATAAACACCTTCACGAATTGAATAGAAAGCTTTATGGATATGATTATGAAAACAACAGAGCATTTAGCATATCCGAAATACAAGAAGCAACAAGGCCATTTCAAGGTGAACCAAAAACAATGAGTTCTATCGTTGATATTGCCCATAAAATATCACAAAACGAAATGAACATTGACCCATTAAGGCATTTTAATTACGAAACATACAGAGAATCTATACGACTATTAAGTAGGGAGTTATTAAGAGATAAAGACGTACTTAATTATATTACTAGAAAAAACCTCAGAATAATGCCTTTGTATTATCATATTGACTATAAAGCGGTATACAAGGCAATGTTAAAACACTCTGATTTCACTACTAAAAGTGGAAAAAAGCTAAGCGAAGTACCAGATAAAGGAGCTACTAAAAAAGATAAGGAACCATATAGGGAGTTTTTATGGGAAGCTTTAGAGCCTCCAAACAAAGAAGGTAAAACTCCTTTGGAAGAAAGGTTAGGAGAATTTGGCAGTAGCGTACAAAAAACATTCAACAATTTATTTACCAACGAAAGAATGGAGCCAGGGGTTACAACAAAACCTATTTCTAGATATAGTGCTAGAGTTGAAAAAGAATATAAAATAAATGATTCTTATGACATATGGAGTGCCTTACAACTTAATTCTAAAGGAAGGTTATTAGATAAAGCATTAATAAATGCAGGGTATACTGAGAAAAAAGGTCAAGTACCTTATGAACGTATAAATGAAATTGCTAATCGAATAGTTAATGGCGAACAAATTACTGGTAATAATATTGAAATACTGGAAAATGAAAAATGGTCAAAACAGATTCAAAAAGCAGTAGACGATATACAAGCTGGCAAGCAACCGAAGACAGCTTCTGAAAGCAAATTTCTAATTCTAAGGGATATAATAGCAAGGCAAGCGGAGGCTGTAAAAATACAATTTAACCACACTTTTAGAAATGAAAACCAAAGAGTGTTTGAAAATGAGCAAGAAGCCAATAAGCTTATTAGAAAAGACGTAGTTGAAATAAGTAAAATAGCTAAAGAATTAAAAATAAAGCCTGAAGTTGCAATTGATTATTATTACAATTACTTATTGAGCAGTTTACGCCCACAGCCAGTTCGACTAGAAGGAATAATTAGAAACCTTAATGGTAGAATAGCAACAGCAGAAAAAAGAGGTCAAACAGATACAGTAGAAATACTAAAAGCAGAAAAAGAGCGTATTAGGAGTCAATACGAAAATACCAGCACACCTCGATTTATCTGGTCAATGGATGCGATACCTGACAGAGTAAAAGCTCAATTTATGAAAGGGTATGCTGATACTTTTGATTTACTTAATTCTGTTACTACAGATAAAATAACTGGAGAAGTTACAAATTATTTATTAAAGTCAAAAAAAGACACTAAGCTAGGAGAAATTGAAAGCAATATTGACGCAGAAAGAATTGCTGACGTTGAAATAGACAGATTATTTAAACCAGATAAGTTAGGTGGTCTTGAAATTGCAAAAAAAGCAGAAGGAGAAGTTGATAACTTATATCTAGCTCATTTTGGAGACATACCTAGTGATATACCTCAAGTATTGCGAAGTATTACTCAGAGTTTAAAAACATTACCTGATGGTGCTACTTTAAGATTTGAAGATTTATATACTTATATGAAGTCAGTACAAGGTGATGGTCCAACAAGTATCAAAATGGCAACATGGGAAGATGTTAGAAATTTTAACCGATTTTTAAAAGAAATGGTTAATTCTACTAATCCAACTGGCAAAGTAAAAAAGATATATGATTTTTTATTTCCAGATACAGTAGGTAAAAAACAAGCTGGGCATGACCTTGATTTGTTGTTTAAAATGAAAACTCCTGTACGTAATGCCAAAGACATGGGTTTAGCGACTATAAAAGTGCCATTATCTTCTATGTCATTTATACAAAAAGTTGGTGGACAAATGAGAGAGCTGGAAGACTCTATTAAAAATAGTATGGTAGAGTCTTTATTTAATGGGATAAGTGTTAAATCTGAACTTGAGGCCATACCAAATGGTATTCAAACATTTACTGATTTATTTATGTTTGCTCAAAAAAAAATGAATCGTGATAGAGCTTGGAAACCTGAAGATGTTTCTTTTTATGAACAAGAATGGTCTTCAACATTGAAATTATGGGAAAGTAAATATAAAGGAAAAAAGTTTAAAATTACTAGAAATGGTAAAGTTGTTGAAAAAACATCTGAAGAAATAATTAAAGATATACAAGAACAGCAAGGAGAGTTTTTAAAGAATTTTTTTGAAAGCTATTTAGGTGCTGGAGTTGTAGATAAATATGGTGAATGGGAACGCATAGACTGGAAACGAATTGATGAAAATATAGAATGGGCTAAAAATGGATTACTTATACATGATTTTATACGTTACAATAAGAATGGGCGATTTGATTTAGAAAATTTCCAGAAAAAAGTAATGGATAATGCTGAAACATTCGGTGTTAATGCATTACATAAAATGCTAGGAAATCGCAATAATCCTATGGGTACTGAATTACTAAATAGAGTACAATATGAAATTGGATTAGAAGAACATATACTTAGTAAAAAAATTAAATCTAATTCTGAAGAAGCTAAAAATATTAGAGTAGAATGGAGAAAGGCTAATAAATTTTTTGGTATAGGAAGAATAGGAAATGAAGGAAAAGAAGGGTTTAATACAGAATACTTTCCTCAGATGCATCACGATACTAAAAAATTAAGACCTTGGGTGCAGGAACAACAATTAAGGCTTAAGGCTAAGTTAGAAAACTATGTAAATGACCTTACTCAAGGTGGTAAAACTGTTAAAGAAGACTCTGCTTATAAAATACCTAGACGTTATCAATTTAAAGAACTAGAACTAGAAGCAATTACAGGCAAAATGCCTATTAAACAACAGCAAAGTATATGGGGTGTATCTGGGAATAAAATAAAAGAACATCTAATAAACCTTAAATTAGCAAGCCAAAATGCTGACTATCAATTATACCTTGGACAGAGAGTAGAAAACGCCACAGGTCAATCTGACTATCTTGTAAATTTTCTAAACGCTGAATTCCGTAAGGGAAAAGAACAATGGCAAGATATTAACGCTGAATATAGACCTGGGACTGGAAGACAAAGAGGCGATACTCATGTACCTTACTTTAGTTATGGATTTGAAGTCTTAGAATCTTATACAAATCAATGGGTAAGTGCTTTATTTAAAAATATGAATGCGTTGACATTTCGTAAGGTTATTAATAATTACGAACAAAATAATGTTTTTGTTAAAGAAAATCCTGAAATGGGAGAAATGTGGGCTAAAGAAATGAGGAGGTATGCTAGTAGTTTAATGGGTAAACCTAATGCATTACCTACAAAGTATACTGGCCTAACTATTGCAGAAAGAGCAAAGCTTAAACAAAAAATAAAACAATCCCCAGAAGGTATACAAAAAGAATGGGATAAAAGAAAAATTGAAAGAGACAATAAAATAAAAAAACATTATGGCACTAGAACCTCTTTATTTAATCCATTGCAAAATTTAGAATATCGATTATCTGACCAAAATATGGTAGAGTACCTAGATGCTAAATCACAGCAATTAAACAAATGGGCAATCCCAGGAGTCAGTAAGAAATTTCATGGAACACCTAAAGCTCCAAAGTTATTTGGAATGGAGTTACCTACGTCTGAAAAAGCAAGACAACAAGTCTTGTATCAGATACTAAATAACATAGGTGCTTATGAGTCAAAATTATCTCTTATATCTCTACTTGCTCACCCTAAAACATATTTAGGAAACGTAGTAGGTGGTAGTTCTAATACTATCACTAATATGGGTATTAACAAATTTAAAAGAGCAAGAGATGTAAAATGGTTAGTTAGTAATGTATTTTCTGGAGCAAAGTTAAAAGACGGAACGCCTATTACTGATAGAAATACCATACATAGATGGGTGGCTGAAATTGGTGCATTAGAATCTTTCTATATCAATGAAGCTATGATGGACAAAAGATTAGATGTGAAAAAGCTAAAGCCATTCTTTAAAGAAGTTTTTTCTAAAAGAGATGTTACTGATGCTACAGTAATGGAGTTAGCTAAGAAATATCAAGTAACAGATTCTATATTATCTGCTGGTGGTTGGTTTATGAGAGCGTCAGAAAGAACTTTGCGTACAGATGCTTTTTTAGCACATTATTTAAACGCAAGAGAAGCACTAGGTCAAATAATACCTAATATGCCTTTTGACCATCCTTATTTAACAGGAATGGCATTAAAAGGGGTAGAAGCTACTCAGTTTTTATATCACAACGTTAATAGACCAGCAGTTTCTCGCTCTACAATGGGAAAAGTGTTTACAAGATTCCAGCCTTTTATGTGGAATTCAATTCGTTTTAGAAGAGATATTTATAAACAAGCAAAAATATATGGCTTTAATGATAAGAAATCTATGGATAGGCTAAAAAGATTAACTATTATGGATTTATCTACCTTTGCATTGGCTCAAGTTTTTGTTGGCTCTTTATTTGATAGCATTCTTCCTCCTCCAATGTCTTATGTACAAGATACTGCTGATTGGATATTTGGAGATAAAACTGAAAGAGAAAGAGCGTTTTTTAGTGCTTATCCTTCTCCAATATTAGCACCATTGCAAGTAGCAACTGCTCCTATACATAGATATTGGATGCCATTAATGACTGCAATGATAAACGGAGAATGGGAACGATGGGCAAACTACTATACTTGGACAATGCTACCATTTGGTAGATTAGCACGAAGTACCATAATGACATTAGAAAGGCCAGAAATGACTGCTGAATTTATGTTTGGAATTCCTGTCCATAAACTAGGAACTATGATAAGGAAGAAAAACGATGAAGAATCAATTTAATACAGTAACGCCAAGCTCTACTAAAGTAGTGCAAAATCTCCCAACACATACTGACAATAGCTCTAGCACAAAGCAATATAAGCCTAGTTTCATTGACAAACTGGAAAGTGCTTTAATAGATACTGGACCAATGAATCTTAAAGAAGCAAAATACTACAGAGATTTACTTAAAAGTATTGGTGTGAAATTTAAGTCGAAAGGTAAACGTATTGACCACAATCCCTTATATGACTCACCGCAAGAACCTAAAAATTATATATCTAACAATACCACAGGCAGAAGTACTGCCTTTGACGAATATGGTAATCTTGTTCCATTGCAAGAAGGGTTAATTCCCACAGAAGTATATCCTTCGCCTAGTGGTGCAGTAGCAAGTGTTGCTACAGATGCTGTGGCTATGAATAATCCAATACTTGGGTTATTAGGTGGAGCAGTTTTAAGTACACCTAAAAAAGTTATGCCAGCAGAAAATGCATCATTAGCATATGTTCCAAAAGAATATGAATATTATAATAACGTTTCTGTAAAGCCTCGAAATGTAAATATACCTAGACATACAGTAGTTTCAAGTACTCCACGTAATTTTGACTTATTTAAAGGAACAATAAAAGATACTAAGAAAAAATTAACTTTAACTCCTAAGCAATTAGTATCCAAAAAAGCTTTAGATGATGCACAAATGAAAGCTCGTAATTTAGCAGGGTTTGATAAGCAGGTCGTTTATAATCCACTTACAAAAACACCTGAAGTTATTGACCATAGTGATTTTTTAAAACGCTTAGAAAGTCAAGGTGATGACTATCCTTGGTTTGTAGATAAACTAGGTGACAACATACCAATGGATTATCACTTAGGTCAAATAAGAGGAATGGGTGGTTTTAGAAATGTAGTAGATAAAAAAAATACTAAAAATCAATTGCAATACCTTTCTCAAAAAGGATTAATGCATGATATAGATTTAGGTACTCCAAGTGGATTTAAAGGAGAACATTTTTCTGACGCTATGCAGATAAAATATAATAGCCCAGGTGAAGCAATAGATGCTATTGAGAGAGTTTCAAGAGAGAACCCAGATAGGTATTATAAAATAGGACAAACAGGAGGGGGACTTAGAATTTGGGATTTAACAGGAAATCCCAGTAAAACACATGGAGCAAGAGCAATACCAGAAAGATTGAAAGATATGGAAGCAATGGGTAATGATACTTATTATAAAAATATGACTATTGGTAATAACATTGAAAGAATAAGGGAGTTGCATAGAACTCTTGGTTATCCTGTTCCACCACAAAATGAAATAAGAAAATATGGAATTAAAAATGAAGCTGTTGCAAAAGCTTGGGATAGGGGTGCTGGATTACACAGCGATGTTAGATTAGATGAGAAACCAATAAGAACGCTAGGTTACAATGACCCTAATTTCGATTCTGGCCCTCCTATGGGGTATCAAGAAATGTTCAGTATGGGGCCTGGAATACATAAAGCAGGTGCTTCAGCATGGATGAATTATAAGACTAATGTAGATATGATGAATAGATTAAGAAGAGCTAGGGGTTTGATAGACCCAATTAGAGAGAATATGGGATTAGGCGTTTTAGATTCTAAGTATTTAGATTACACAATGAAGTCATTATCACCTAAATGGCAACAAAAACTAAGAAAAAATTGGCAACTAGGCATAGTTCCTGCAACAGTATTGCCAGAAAGGGAAGAAAAGTAATAGATTAACATTCCCAACATTTTTGTTTTTCAGTTGGGATATTGTAATAATGTCTATCAAGCTCTCTTGGAATAAGTTTTCCTCTTTCAGTTATGGTATTTACCCAGTACTTTTTACAAACTGGGCATTTTTTAGGCTGGTATGAGGAAGTAGACAAATTCCTATAGTAATTAACCATAGAGTCTGCTGTAGTAGGTTTAAAATCAACCCATTCTTTACCTAAGTAGTATTCTAAATCTTTTATCCTTGTTTTAGTTTGTTCATCTTTTCTGTTTTGTTTTTTGCCACTCGCCCCTTTCCGCTTAAAGGGCGACATACTATCTCCTTATTTGTTAGAAATAAATTCTATCCATTTAAAAGTAGCTAATGTAAATGCTCCAAATCCTAAGCCTATATACAACGTATTACTGCCTATTATTTGTAAATACATTAACCAGTCTGGTGCTAATAACATCATTCTTCCTCCTCATCATTAGTTTTAAAAAGACGCAATTCAATTCTATGCAATCTCCACAATTGACTAATGTTTAAAACAAGCATCATTAACATAGTAAACTCCCAATAAGGGAAATACTCTGTGCTAAATATTGCTTCCCAATAATATCTCATTTTTTATTCCTTTTTTTTTAAAGTTTATAGGGAGCTTCAGGTGCCAACCTTGTTCATTTGCCATCCAATTTTTCTTCCACTTATAAGCTCACTCATTATGAGGTCTTCGATTATAAGTGCTTCAAAAGAAAACAGTTCTTTCAAATTTTTTTGGATAACCTGAATGGAAACTCCCTAATTTTAAAGGAGGATAAAGCGTAGGCGTTAATTCGCTGTATGAAAACCCATCGCATTAGGTTTTTTTTCATAGCAACTTTACCCTCCAAAAACATGACGCTGGGAAACTTAATCACACATACCAGATTTACAATCATCATAATTGTAACTTTCTATGTCTTTATCTGGATTACGACCATGTTCTTCATATTTTTCTTCAATTTCTAGCATTTGAGCTTCATACGTATTTCGCATAGCTCTACCTAATTGCATTAATTCTAAATCATCAGACCTTAGTAAATGGTCTGCTATTTTAAAAAATTTACTTATGTGCAAAACAGGCTTTACAAATTCAACCTTCTTCAATTAAGACTCCTTATTACAATAATGACATGACTTTCTAACTAGTTTGTAACTAGGAAAGTTTTGATATCTATGACAAGTTGCAGTATGATGTACAAATTCCCATACCATTTTGCATTCTTCACAGTACTTTAGTCTTCTTGAATCTGTTTTATACTTAACTTTATCATCACTTCTTACATAATCTCTTATAGGTTCTAAATACCAAGCCATATCAACCTTTTAGTTTTTTTATTAAATCCATAAAATATTCCATTGGCATTAAAGCATAGGTAGTACCTCTGTCTTCTCTAAATGCCACTATATCAGTATGCTCACACTTGAGATACTTAGGTAATGTTTTTCTTCTTTTAGCTTGGACAGTTATATCTTCGATTACACAATCTACTTCATCATGCATACCCAAAGACCGCCCATTAGACCCCCACGCCCTTTGGGCTGAGAACCCCCAGCCCTTAGCGTTTTGTACTAATTCACGTTCAAATGCATTTCCTTTACGTTTACTAGGACTACTCATACCGCAGTACAATAGTATTCGCCATTTTCATCTTTAGATATTTCCAACATATCTTCAAGAAGTTTCATAGCATCTACTATATCGCTCCAGTCTTTTTCAATATGGGTTTTTTCATAAATTATATTATTTAATACATCCCAAAGATTATCTACTGAATAGCATATTTCATCAAACGTTGTGTTGACTAGCATATTTTATCCTTAGCATTCTGGGTCATTTTGAATTCCTTTTTTTAGTTCTGGATAATGCTCTGTTGTTCTTTCAACCATACAGCAATGAGCATCGCTCACATTATCCTTAGTTAATAATTCCTCAAATCTCAAATGAGCTTCATTTCTGTTATTTTTAGATTCTATAAAAACCTCAACGTGATTTAAGTGTTCATCATTATCACACCATACAATCATATAAGTAGGGTTAGAAATACATTCTTTTGAAAAGACTTCTTTCATTACCACTTATCCCATGTATGAAACGACATAGACACTTCAACAGGGCCAAATCCTAAACCAGCACTTAAATGCATTCCATTTACATCATGTAGACCTAGTTCAATAGAAAATAAAGACAGTAGAATTAGTCTTATTGATTTCCCTTTTTCACTAGAATGTTTTCTAATTCTGAACATTAAATCCACCTTGTCCTGAAACTTGTTTAAATGTAAAAGTTTTTGATATAAAATCAAACATTAATTGCATATATCCTTCGTCTCTAGCTTTTTCACTTGATACACTTCTCCTTAGTTCGTTCATCTCACCATTAATTACCAATACCTTATCAGCTTTTTGAGAAACATTACTTGTACCTTTTAAGCTACCCATTCGTACTATTCCAGTATTTTGAGCATCTTTATTTACGTGATGTACGATTATCACAATACAATTTTGTTTTTGTGCAACAGCTTTAAGGCTATTAATAATATGATTCATTTTAGTAATCTCATCGTGGATACCTTTTACCCATATCATATCACTTGTATCTACCACAACAACTTTTGGTTTATTCCTAGCAATACCTTCAGTTAATCTTGATAACTCAGGTGGTACAGTAGTTACTTGAATATGACTAAAAGCCTCCATATGTTTTCTTCTTGTAACAGGGTCTGCATATACTTTATTTGCCTCATCTTTTGTAAGATTATGGCACATTTGTACAAACCTTCTTCCTGTCATATGCTGATTGTTTTCTAAAGATAGAAACATCACAGACAAGTGAGGTATCTTTGTTACAAGATTCATTACCCATGTAGACTTACCCATACCAGTATTACCTGAAACAACAACTAATTCACCAGGCATTACCCAGAAATCACTATTCATATCGTAAATATCTGCAAAGTTAAATGAACTTTCAGTAAAGTCTTTTTCAAGAAACTCAGCATATTCATCAGCTATATCATTCATACTTTTAAGCTCCAATGAATAGTCTTTCTGTTTGAAATAAATACATTCAGGTTTACAGTTTTTAGCCATTATGTAATCGCTACAACCATATTCATACCCAGTTGCAAATATTTTATCAGCACAATTATTTGCTTCTTCGCCTAATCCAGACCAAGTTCTTAATGTGTACTTTACAATATCTAAAGGCATTCCATTACGTCTCATCCAAGAGCCAACTCTCATCATAGTTTCATTACGTTCACCAACAACTGGAGCTTTGCCTATTACATTCTGCATACACGTAACTACAGAATTAGGATTATTTCTAAACTGACTTCTAACTGTATTTTTTATAGAAATATCTATCACAGGATGTTCAATGTAAGACTTAAGATATGGTTCAACATTTTCCCATTTGCTTTTTAAGGCATTTATAGGAAGTTTATCTTCAACTCTAAACCCTTTTGAGCTACGTTCTTTAATATTATCTATTTCTGTTTTATTAAATTCGTCAACTGAAAAAGGAATTTTAAAGTTGCCTTTCTTTGAATTATAACTAAATGGAGCACGTATTAATCGTGCCCCATCGTAGATATTATCACAAACTGGAAAAACAGACTTTAATGTTTCTTTAACAGTACTAGGTAATGTAGTAGAAGCAGTAAAACCAAAAAGGTTTGGAATTTCAATATGAAATCCAGTCCCAGAGTACCATACGATAATATGTTTTTTATTAATGCCTAAGTCATTAACCATTTCAAAGTTTACTAGCCAATGAACAGAATCATACAATGTCTTATCGTCTAACTCTTTTCTATCAAAGTCTAAAATAATACTATTAATATAGTATGCTCCGTTAAATCCTTGAATTGAACCTGTTGAATCAATATGCTGTTTTAATTGCTCATCAAAACAATACCAGCTATGATAAGTTTCTGTTTTCATATTCGCATCAAAGATATAAGAGTCAATGTTACTTAATTCAGCTATTTGGCTTCTATTAGAAACGTGACCTGTGGCAATTTCAACCATACGTATATCACTCATAAAACAGGAAGACAACCTTCTTCATTAGTAAGAAATAAAGCACCGCCATCGTTCCCTTCGTCATCTTGTGAGGGATAACACCAAAGACCGTTATCTAGTTGAAACATTACAGGTCGTTTATACCAGTAGTGTTGTTTTCTTTCATCATCTGTCATATATGAAACATGAACAATTTTTCTATTTAACAACCAATCATTAGCTCTTTTATTCCATCTATTTTCAATATTTTCATCAGTTCGCATCTGTCACCTTATAATATTTTTGCTTTCCACGATTAGTAAGTTGTTCTTCGTATTTAAGACCACTACGATAAAGAATTGAATTTTCTTTATCTGTACGAAAGTCTTCTCTCATTTTTCTCCACAACCTAGATATAGTATCTGGTGTGACTGGTTTTTGGAACATAGTACGGATATATTCAACAGCAGTTAATTGAACTTCATGAGCACCAATCAAGGTGTCTTTTCTGCTCTTTAGCCATTCAAGGAGCATAGCTTCGTTGCTACGCCCCTTGACACCCATAACTTTATCAAAAGAAAATGCCATTAAAATGGAAGTGAGACTTCTTTCTTTTTCTCTTTTTCTTTACCCTCGTTCCAAAAGTTTTCTAAAGCACCATTTGATGATTGGTGTTTATAACTTGTAGGGAGAGACTTCATACTTTTCCATTTATCAAGAAGGAATTCTTGACCACCTTCTTTTTCTCCAAAGTAAAACCAAGTTTCTCTAGAGCGTTTTCCATTAGATTCATATTGCAAGATATACACTTGGCGACCTAAAAGGTCAGCAAGTTCAGTTTGAGCTATAGTACCATCGTCATTTAATTCGATTTGGTTAGGTTGTTTACCAGTTACCGCTTCGATAAAAGCACATACCTTCCAGCTTCCACTTTTTGTATCATTCTTACTACTTCCCCAATCCAACATACTCTTACCATCCTTATGGTGATTGCCACCTAAGTAGAATTTCTTAGTATATTTTGAATGAGTAGATTCACCTTCAACGAAAATATTACAATCGTTATAATCTGAATCTGCATTTTCTGCTTTTATAATAGTAATTAAATCAACGTAAACCCCTTTTGGGTATTTTGAGGAATTACCATTACTGCTACCACTTTTACTATTAGTGAATTGCATTTAATTCTCCTGTAGTTTATGTGTGTTTAGAAATGTTTCAACTTCTATATTTGTTCTATCGTCAATAGATATCCACTTTAAAGCTTTATTCATTTCATCTGCTGATAATTTTGAATCTTCTATAGCTTTTATAGCTTTATTTCTTGTTGACATAGTTATTTTTCTATTCTGTCTAATACCTTCTTTTACATCAGCTATTAAAACAGTAGCTACTTCTTCAGTAACACCTTCCCAGCCTGCGTCTTTCATTTTCTTAAGCCTTTTCTTGTCTTCATCATTGGCTAGTTTATCACGCATTAAAGCATCAAGCTTTACATTCTGGTCTACAGTAACTCCACCAGGAGTTGGTTTTTTCCCATTAAGTAAAGTTTGTGGAGGCCGTTGAATTTCTTTAATATCTTCATTCATCCACAGCTCAATACCAAACCCAGTTAAGGTAGATACACCTTTTGCTAATGCTCTGCGATAAGTGTTTTCCATTTCAGCAGAATTTGGATTTGTAACTGCATTATTTCTATTATCACGAACAGCAAGATATTCATTGTGTACAAACTTGTCACCATCTTCTGTTTCGTATGTTATTTTGCAATGTACAATTACAGAACCATCTGGTTGCATAACACCAGCAAATGGTTTATCTCCATATGTGTACATTATCCATTCGTGTCTAGCTAAGGGATATAATTCTTTCAAATTATCCCAGCATACAGACCATGAGAGGTAGGAAGCCTCAAAGCTTCCTCCCCCAATGGTTTCTACGAAAGGTTTATAATCTGCATCTCTTAGACTATAAGCGTACAGATTTCTTTTTTCTTCCATATAACTCCTTAGTTATAACTTATTATTGAACTATTACTACTATGTTCTGCCATTGCAGATGCTACTCTATAAGCATTCATTTTATCACGATAAGAGGCTCCAAACTGAGTGCCTTTTACCCAGTCTTTATGGTTTTTCTCATGGTCGTGAAATTCAGTAATTGCATTATAGGCATCCCATAATGTCTTACCTTTATTACCTTTCCCATTATAGAATAGGTCAGTAATTTTATCATATACAGGCTTTGCTCTGTTACGAACAAATATTCCTAGCTCTGGAACAGATTCTTTATGTCTATTCTTTAACCAAGGCATTACAGCTTCGATATAAAGCTTTAATGAATCTGGAGTCATTGCAACATCAACGAATCTATTCATATGGTCCATAGCAAGTCTTACATTGCCTTTATGCTCATCTAGCTTACCTGTTAATTCCTTCATTCGTGAATTAATAGAAGAGGTATGTCTAAGTTTGTACTCATAGCCACCTTTCTTTCCTAATGCCCACGTTAATGTGTTATTACACACAACACGAACAGACGTATCACGAAAACAACTACCAGATGACCCATCATGAGATGTGTACAGCAACACAAAACCTTGTATTGCATCATCACCTACTTGAAAAGTGTCAGGAGTCTTTGCAAGAATCCATACTTTCTTTCCTTCATCAATCACACCAGCAGTTTCTAACTTATATCCATAGTCTTGTATAACCTCAAATGGTGCAAAAGCATCACGGTTCTGTAAGACTTCGTATTTTTTACCAACGTTACCTATTGGTTTACCTGTATCAGAACGAACTGTTACAAAATGTCCAGTTTCTACTTCTCTACAACTTGTTCCACCACCTGGATTTTTCTGAATAGTTTCAAAATAAGTAGGTACTTTCTTTACTTCAAAGTTCATACCAGACAATTCTAACGCTTCTTCTATCGTAGGAACTTGCTTTAATGGCGTTCCTAAGCCATGCCAAGGGGTTTCCCCTAGGTAAAACATATTTTCAATCAGATGACCCATTTTGTCTTCCCATTGCTACCCAGAATAATTCTGGAGTTAATCGTTTAAGGTTTCCTTCCACACAGCGTTTAGCCATTCTTTGGGCAAGGAATACCATTTCTTTTTCTATCATATTTATAGACTGAGTGCCTAATTGCACACCAGCTTCACTAAATATCTTTTTTATGTTTGTTATTGTAGGTCTAGTCATTTTTAAAATACATAGTGTTAAATCTTATGTATCCGTTTTCTTCCTTATTTATTGAACAATGTCCATTTGAGTATCTACCTATTACTCTTTCTCCATACAATTCAAAACAAGTATCTATATAAACATCAGTTTGTTCTGTATTTTTATCTATTATTTTTCTAGCTACTTGGTTTTGAACTTGTCCCCAATTAAGTCTTTGTACAGACTCAATCTCATAACTATCATTTTCTCTATCTATTTCTCTCGCAGTACATAGATATTTATATTTTTTAGTAATGATTGTTTTTCTTTTTAGTATTTCAGCAGTTAAATAAATCGCAAGGTCTAAAGCTTCTTCAAGAGATTCTTGAGTCCAATCACGACCATCATGTACATCCAACTGCTCGCTGTATTCTCGTTTGCCTTTTTCTAATCGTTCTTCAATTAGGTTGACAATCTGTTTATTACTCATAAATTTTATTTAAAATGGTACGCCCCCTGTAAAGCTGTAAGGGTAAAGGGAGAAGGAGGCGTACCAGGGGATGCTCTTCAAACGGTAGCATATAAACGATTTCTAGCATAATTCATCAATTCAATATCTTGATGTATTTTACTATCTAACATTCTATACATTTTTGTAGAGCTCGAGTGGGCAATCTTAATACCAAGTTTAACACTTGGTTTATTACGTTTCTGCTCAATAAAGTTAACAAGTTCTTTTTTGCTCAGATGACGTATTTTAATTATTTCATTAGCATAATCTTTTCCCTTAACCAATGCTCTTTGTCTGTCTATATTACTGCGTTTAAGAGATAGTGAAAAGTCTAATAAGCTATTCTTTGTTTCTGTGGTAATTAGTGTGTCTAATCTCATATTAATTGTCCTGTAAGTTAATTATTACTTATATATTTAACAAGCTATATTTTGCTCTATATATTGAATCGTATTGCTTATTCCGTGTTCTTCTCTATGGCATCTGCAACAAAGAATAACACATTTATCAATTTCTTTTTTAATTTTATCAATTGAAAAGCCTCCTCTACCAACCATATTCCCTACATTATTAGATTTATTTTCATCTTTATGATGAAACTCTAATGCCCAAGTTGAGAATGCCTTATGAGTCTTTTTTGAGTAACCACAACAAGCACAAGATAAAGATTCTTTAAATTTTATAAACCAATTTCTTTTTTTCTTTCGATATAGCGTTTTGGTTAAACTATAACAAGGGTTGCACATCTTCCTTCTGTACCAAGTACCATCTTTTTTTTTCTTGTGCCTTGGAAACTCTTGCAAAGCTTTTGATTTATGGCAATTTTTACAAACCATATTTTCTCCTAAGTTTTTAATATTAAAAACAGGGAAGGTCGAGGTGGTATGCTTGTGCACTAGCCCTCTACACTCTACTGTTCCCTGTTTTAATTTACCTACTAGCTCTACCAACTTGATGTATAGTAGTACGAGTCTCCAGGCACCTTTAAAGCTTTTTCTAATTGAGAAATAGTTTCTTCCAATTCTTGACGATACCATTCGCTTTCCACGTTGTATTCGCCAAAGAAGAAACCTTCAGTAGGTGGCAATAATGTATAGACACCATCGAAGTCCTTATTTTTAAGGCATTCTAAGGATTCTTTACAAAGATTCACCAAAGAAGTTAATTGCTCAACAGTCACGTAGTGTCTCTGACAATTATCCACACCATCTTGTACATTCTGCACAAACCAGCCATGAATAGCGTTTGCTTTACGCCAGTAAGCAACATTACGAACAATCTCACTAATATTATTTTCACTAAGACCATTTTCTTCTGCAAACTTTCCCTTAACTTCTAAAGAATGTCTAAAATATTCATCTTTATTGTTGTGAGTTTTATACTTACCACCATAATAATGATGACTGTCTAAATACATATCTAAACCCATTTATACCTCCTTAATTACTATTAAATAAAACAAACCTATGCAAATTATTAGCAGAATAAGTCCTGTTTCCGCCATTCAATATCCTTTTTAATACACCAAGCGTCTAATAAACGCTTAGCTATGTTACGAGGACAATTAAGTTCTTCCATTAATAGCCGAACACCAACTACTTGTAAAGACCAACCAATATCCTCAAAAATACAATCTAGAAATGGGAAAGCATTTTCAGCCATACCATCTACTATTATATCGTTTTCTGTTATTATACTCATAAATATTGCCAAGCCAGTCATTTTATATCTTAACTGTATACGCTAATAGTGACCGATTGGTTATACCATAAGGTGTATTAGTCGCAGGAGATATTAGACTGACTTGACTTTCTCATTTTATTTAAAAATTTTCCCCTCGTCTGACTGTCACAGACTGTACCAACGTCCCATACTAATCCATTATAAACTCTTGGAATACATAGATTACTAAGTATAACCTGAAGTCTAGTTTTAGTTTTACAGGGATATATGGTAGGAGGGGAAATAATTATATTTTTATTACCATTCCGTTGTGGCTTTACTAACAAGCCAATCTTCTTCTGTCTGTATCTGTTGAATATTTAAAGCATTGCATATAGTATTAGCGTGTTTCATAGTTAGAGCTACAGACTTTTCTGGTGTATCTGGATAGCATTCTCCTATGAAGTAACTTCTATTTCCATTTGATACAAAAATTTCACATCCTGCTTTTCTCGTATCTACAGTAAATGTATTAGTGTAATTATTATTCATTATTTACCCTCTGTGTTAGGAACTGGATGAGGTTTGAAAGGCAAATCATCTATGTCAGTTTTTAATTCATTAAAATGTTTAACTATTCTGTTACAAGTGTCAATGACACCATAGTTAAAGCCTTTACCCACAATAGGTTTATCGTTTTTATCTACACCTATATCATTTTTAATATCATCGCAAGCGTTGATAAGGTCACTTAATTTTATCATATGGTATTTAATCATTGTCTTCCTTTTTTAAGTTTTGATAGAATTTTTTTTTCCATTCTTTATGAAATGGAGGTATCGCACCTTGTATGACACCTCCGTGTTTTTTAATTACTCTTGCAAGTACCTCAACAGGAACGTATTCTAATGGGTCATTCAATTCAGCATATCCTTGTCTATCACTACCGCAGTTATGACAACCTTTACTAGTATATTTATCAAATAAAGGCTCATCCCAATACTTGCTTTTAATCATTATTTCAACAGATTTATAACCAAAATCTTTTCTCCATCTTCCTTTTTCATCGTAAGGGCTTTCTTTAGGTTCACAATAAAATCCTTCACCAGCTTGTACAGATAAAGTATAGCCATCCATACATACTATATGTTCATACCAAACATATTTACTCATTTAATTTTCCTTTTTATTATATAATTATTAACAGGTTTTAAGTTATTGCCTATGTTGAGAATTCTCTCCCACAACTGTTTAGCGAAGACAATTGTGTATGTTGCTAACATAACATAGGACTTGTGTGTACATAGCCTTCAACCCCAGCTTTCGATAATTGTTCTATTATCTACGACCTAGTCTGGCTTCTTAAGTTGTTCAATTCTTTATTTACTCGCTAATTATCATTTTCTTACAAATTATTTCGACACGCTATATAATAACCCAAAACATCAATCATACCCTTGATGTGAGTCTTTTGGTTGCAATACTATAACTTTACGCTATCTACAAATCGACCATCTGCAAATAACTATTACAGATACTCCTATCTGGAAAAAGTTATAAATACTGTTAGACATTATTACATATTGGCTCTATAGGGGCCAGCGTGCGTAATCCCTCTTAATACTCGTAAATCATTTACTCTCCCTTTTAAATCTCTTATGATAAATCTTTTATGTGCCATGTTCGTGGTGACAATGAAGTTTATCACTTATAATATCCACGTTTCATTAGGTAGCGAACCATATTGTCTAATTCACAGCACTTGTATACAAATATTTACCCTGCGTCTGACATCAAGACAGTATAGAAGCCAGACAAGTATTATATTCTTACATATGACATACCACATATCTTAACAAGGAGTTCTTGTGAAATAATACTTATCAGTCTATAGACAGGGTAAAGGTTAGTAACAAACGTTTTTAAGGCAAGGCTGTGATAGCTATGGTCTCTCTCTCCATATTTAAACAAGTGCAACGCACTATCACTAGCCAGGCCTTAAGATATAAATCATATCATCATCATATACAATCGTACCACAATATAAAGCCCATAAAGGCAAACACCAGCAAGTAAAACGTTCTCTAAAAACCCAAAGAACTTATCCACCTGTGGTAATACGTCTAGCCTCTATCTTAGCTTGAAAAAGCTCAGGATGCTTAGAACGTTTAACTTCAACAAATCCACCAAAGAAGTTTTCAAATATCCAATACCTCTCAGTTACAGCTTGCAATCTCATGATTGACTCCCTTCTTATTTAATGTTCGGCACTTTTTTAGTGCAAGGATTAAATGCTTATGTAGGACACACAAGCATTATTAAACAGACTAAACAGCCTTGGATTGACGGAGCTTATCAAAGGCAGTCGAATCATCCTTTGGAGCAACCAAACTCTGACCTACATACCAACCATACTCCGTAGCAAAAGACTCCATTCTGCCTTTGTAATGGCTAAAGAATTCAGTCAATATGCCCTTAGCATCATCTACACGAGTATCATCCTTAAGATAAATAGTCACGTGAGTAGAGCTATCAATCATGGCCTCTAATTCATCCGAGCTATAATCAGAAAGAGGAATAATATCTCCCTTTGTATTCTGATTCTGTACCTCAATACCATTACGACCCTTACCACTAATTCTAATGTCCATAATTATTCTCCTTTATTATTTATTATGTCCACCTATGGCAAGGGAGCCACTAATGTTGGCTGAGCTGGGGAGGCTACAGTCTGTTGAAACGAAAAGTTTCAACCTGAAGTCCCCCCCTAGACAACATTACGTGGGGAGGTGGGTTTACCATATATCTCCCACTCCCATTCTAAAACCAGTTTTGAAAATTGACTTGAGGGCTCCCCCATCTGGAAATGTATTATTGCCATATGAAATTTGAACGATGGAACAAAAAAACTAATGAATTTGAGCTGGTGAAGATGACATCTGACGAATTTGAAGAACTTCTTAAAGGTTTTGCAATTATGGAGGCAGAAGTTGAAATCGAGGACAGAATTCAGCTTTTGAAATCATTTGACAAAGGAATTCTTAAAGAAATTGGAGAAAAATGCAAATATGATTAAAAAACACTTGCGTACTAATGCCTTTTGGTTGTTTTTTTACAGTAATGTATACAATACAGTATTAACACTACTGTATATATTTATACACTACAGTAATGTATACATACAGTCATGTATACATAATGGAAAAATGGGAAGTTAATGTCCCATAAAGTAACATTTAAGCTATGGACCTGATAACTAGACGCTTAAAGGTCAATAATTGGAATGATGTTACCTACTTTATTCATACTGAGAGCGAGGCGATAGAGCGAGAATTAGAATACACCTACTGGAAAGATGCAAAACAGGGTGAATTATGCATTTCTGACGATGGATACGTATCAGAATGCATCCAAAGGAACAAATATAAAGACGCTGAGCAAATTGTTACGCCTTATGCCAGAATGTGGATTAGTGACCGAGCAAAGCTTACCTATGAAAATCACCGAGATACAGGCGAATATAGTCAATGTGGAACTCTATCATGGGAAGAGAGAGAAAGTCGCCAGACACGTACAAAAAACGCTGTTAGTGCCTATGTACAGATGATGATGACATCAGGAAAAATAGATTGGTACAAATTGGGTGAGATTTACAGAAAAGACCAGGCTAAACCTGAGCTTACAGCAAAGAGATTATTTAAAACGGAGACTATTAAGAGAATGGTTGATAAAAAAATACAAAATTATCTAGATGATAGAGATATGAATCAGGGAGATGTCCTTGATATCATCTCAGAGGCTATAGAATTAGCTAAACAGAACGGAGACCCTAGTAATATGCTTCGTGGTGCAGAGCAGTATATAAGAATTATGGATATGTTGCCAAATAAGAATCAAGTAACGGATACAGTCCAGATTGACGTAACTAAAAAGATTTTAGACGAAATAGAGACCGAAGAATCTCGCCAACTTAAGATAGAAAGGAAACAGGATGCATAATGAAAATAGAAATCGTAAGCGAAAAAGAAAGACCAGTACTAAAAGAAAAAAGACACGTAGTAGTAGAAGCAAACGCAAAGGATATTAAAAAATTAAATTCTTTTATGATAGTAATGCATGATGTAGCTGAGGATATGGGATTAAAAGCATACTTAGATACTACAGATTATTTGATAGGTAAAGATTATTGATGGAAAAGGCAAAGCATAAGCAGATTTTACAGAAATTAAAGGATGATATGATGCTATTTGGCAAAGTGTGTATCCCTAATATGTTTTCTGCAAAATCTCCTGATTTCCATTACGACCTCACAAAGAACATCATGAATCATGATAATAAGCAAATAAATATTATTGCACCTAGAGGTCATGCTAAGTCATCTATTGTAGGTGGTATCTTGCCTATGCATCATTTGTTTTTTGGGGAGGGCAAAAAATTAATTGTTTTATGTTCTAGGACGCAGGACCACGCAGTCAAGTTATTAGGGTTAATAAAGGATACACTTGACTATAGTGAGCAATGTAGGCAATTATTTGGATATTGGGGTTCTCATTCGGCAAAGAGTTGGGCTAAAACAGAAATTGAGCTGAAGGATGGGTCCATGGTACTATGTAAAGGTACAGGACAGCAGTTACGAGGTATTAAGATAGGAAACCAGAGACCTACGCTCATCATTGTAGATGACCCTGAAGATGAGAATAATACAAAGACAGCCGAGGCTATGGAGTCAAACCTTAGATGGTTGCTACAATCGGCTGTCCCTTCAGTAGACCCCAGAAAAGGTAGAATCATTGTTATTGGGACTCCTCAACATGAAAGATGTATGGTTGAGACATTAAAAGAGATGAAAGGCTGGAGAAATCTTTCGTATAAGCCTGATATTGAGAATAATAAGGCATTATGGGAAGATTGGTGGTCTATAAAAAAATTATTACAGAAAAAAGAAGAATTAGAGTCTATTAATCGTCTATCTGTTTTCTATCGTGAGTATATGTGTGAAATAGTAGGAGATGAGGACCAGCTCTTTAAAGCTGATGATTTTAGATATTTTAAAGGTGAGGTTTGGTTGGATAACGATAAAAACGCCTATATTGAAATGACAGAACCTGAAAAAAAGCAAATTCCTATAAATATCTTCACAGGAGTAGACCCAGCCTCAAGTACAAAGCAAACCGCAGACTATAGCGTAATATTTAATATTGGTGTAGACAGCGATGGCAATAGATATGTTTTACCATATTACCGAAAAAGAGCTACTCCGTTAAACTTGGCTGAGGCGATAGTAGATAATTTCAGAAAATATCGTTCACAGAAGACAAGAATTGAAAGTGTTGGGTATCAGGAGATGTTGAGAGAATATGTCATAAAAAGATGTGAAGATGAAAATTTGTTCATTCCTGGCCTAAACGTAAAAGAAAACCCACGAAATTCAAAAAGCAGAAGATTAGAAAGCCTTCAGCCTATATTTGCAAGAGGTCAGGTTCATATGGATAGAAATATGCAAGATTTTATAAATGAACTGTTGTTATTCCCTAGAGGAAAGCATGATGACCTTTTAGACGGAATGTACTATGCAAATAAAGGTTCATATACTCCTCATCACGAAACTAAAGAGAATCAAACTCAAGTATTAGGCTCCCCTATTAGAAAAGTAGTGGATTGGATGACTGTTTAAATAAAACACTTGTGGCTTGGTGTATCTGCTGAGATAGTTTTCGTGCAGTTTAATGCCTATTAACGTTCATCCAGAAGTTCAAAGGTCGGAAGACCTTATATCAGACTACCAAGCACAGCGTTCAGACTGGGCTTCTCAGGCTATGGAAGATGATGAGTTTAGAAATAGCTCTCAATGGACATCTGACCAAGTAAAGATTCTAAAAGGTAGAGCACAAAGTCCTATTATTGACAACGTTGTTCATCCAGCAGTTGAACAGGCAAAGGCACTTCTTACAGCAAACAAACCAAAATTTCAATCTACAGGTAGAGAAGATAGCGATACTAAAGTAGGGCGAATCTTTTCTGATATTATGTCTTATATCTGGGACATATCAAATGGCAATACAGAATTAAAACAGGTTATTGATGATTATTATGTAAAAGGTATGGGAGCATTAATTGCATACGTAGACCCAATGATGGATTTTGGTAGGGGTGAAGTATGTTTTAAGTCTATTGACCCTTTTGATTTATTTATTGACCCTTCGTCTAGGGATACATTTTGTAGAGATGCTAGTAATATTATTATTTCTAAAATACTTACAGGAGAGCAGGTACGGAACGCTTATCCTCAAGTAACTAAAACTAATGGAGAAGGCGGAGGGACTCTTTTATCTCAGATGGTAGAAAGTACAAATGAGTACTATCCATCTAATAGTAGAGATTCTTCTGAGTTAGACCAAAAAGTTGGTCCAATTAATGATACTAACTTAACAGATAGCAAAACTTTTCAGGTAATTGATAGATATGAAAAAGTGCAATTACCATTCTGGCATTGTATAGATACTACGAATGGCAATGAATTCATACACGCAGATGCAGAATATCAAGAGTTCTTACAGTCGCCAGCTTGCATTGTTGAAAATTCACAAGGCATAGAGCACGTTACTGACAAATATAAAGTTCAAGAATTGATAAATATGGTTGAGCAAATAGGCGAAGTGTTCCATATGATGATTGACCAACAGACAGGTCAACCAATGCCAATGCCTGGCGAAGAACACGAAGGTGCGGTACCTGGCTCTACTACAAGAATTACAATTGTTACCATAGCTGAATTGGAGGCAGAGGGAATTGTTGCTTGCAATAAAGTATTGGTAAACAGAATAAAGCGTGTGCTTTCTATTGGTAGAGTTATGCTGGCAGTACAAATAATGGATATCGAAGAGTATCCAATAGTGACCCTTATGAATAGGCATAATAGAAACCCATATCCAATGAGTGATGTGCGTTTCATAAAACCAATTCAGGAATATATAAATAAGATTACTTCTCTTATAATAGCTCATGCCAGCTCTTCTACGAATACGAAACTATTGATACCTAGAGGTTCAATGAATAGAAAGCAATTAGAAGAAGAGTGGTCAAGAGCAGGAACTGGAGTAATTGAGTACGACCCTGAACTAGGACAGCCAATTGTTGCTGGACCAGTCCCTCTGCCAAATGAATTGTATAAAAATAGAGAAGACGCAAAAACTAGTATATATCATATTTTAGGTATTCATCCGTTACAGGGCGGAGACCCTTCATCTGCACCTAATACCTACAAAGGTACTGTGGCAATTGATGAATATGCACAGCGTAGAATTAAGTCAAAATTAGATGACATTGACGCAATGCTCAATCAAATGGGTAAAGTTATTGTTAGTTTAATACAACAGACTTACACAGATGAAAAAACTATTCGCTTAATGAAGCCAGATGGCATGGTTTCAGAAGCAACTATGAATCAGCCAATATTTGACGATTTAACTGGTGAAGTATTAGGTCGTATGAATGATGTAACTATTGGACAATATGATTTAATTGTAGTTAGTGGAAGTACTCTTCCGTCTAATAGATGGGCAAGATTTGATTATTATATGAGTCTTTATGAGAAAGGTATTATTGACCAGCAAGAAGTATTAGAACAAACTGAAGTTGCAGATACAGAAGGTGTTCTAAATAGAACCAGTATGATACAGCAACTACAGCAACAAGTAGAAGCTCAAGAAGAGAAGATAAAAGAATTACAAGGCGACCTACAAACAGCTCAAAGAGAGTCTGTATCTGATAGGAAACGTGTAGAGATAGAAAAATTCAAGACCAAGCTAACAGATTCTGCAAACAAAACACAGAAAGCGTCTCAATTGTACGAGGCGAGGTTGAACGATGAGCTTAGTAAGGTCAAAGAAGAAAATAGGGAAATAAAGTCACAACAAATAAACCCAGTTGCTGTCAATTAGACAAATTGGGAAGGAGATATAATGACTGAATTAATGAATGACCCTAACATTGCTGAATCACCAGACCCAAGTGTAGATAATGTTTCTACAGATTATTGGGGAGGTGAGACAAATGTTGAGTCAACCCCACAGGATGAGGCTCCTGTAGAGCAGTCTCAAGCACCTGAGCTAGATGCTTTTGAGCATGAAATTGCAAATCAGCAACAAGTACAGGAAACGCCAGAGAATACTGGAAACGAACAATCTCGTTATCAGTATTGGCAATCACGGTATGACCAAAAGGCAAGTGAATTTGATGCTATGAGTGAGAAAATTGCTCAATATGAAAAGGTTGCTCCAATAGCAGAATACATTGAAAAGAACCCAGCAGTTCTTCAAAATGTAGCAAGGTCACTTTCTGGTGATAACCCTCAGGTTCCCTCTCAAGAGAAATCTGCGGAATTGCCAAAGAAACCTCAACGTCCAACCAAACCGACTAATTACGATGCAACCGAAGCATATATGGACCAGGATAGTAATTCTTTCAAATACAGAGTTGAATTAGATAATTATCGAGATGAGATGATTGATTATCAGGAGACTATGGAAAACGCAAGAATTGAATCGTTACGTCAACAGGAAATGCAAATTCAACAAAGACAAGAAGAGTATCAGCAGGCACAAGCTGTCAATGGTATGAAAAATCGCTTAATTAATGAGTTTGGATATAATGTAGACAAAGCAGATGAGTTCTTACAGTTTTATAGTTCACCAGAGTCGATTACATTAGATAATCTTGTTCAACTTGATAGATTGAAAAATTCTCCTAGCCAGCAAGAGGTTGCGACAAAACAGAAAGTTCAAGCAATGCAAAATCAAAAACAAAGAATGCAGGTTCCAACGCCTACTGCTATCCAGACAGGCAATCCAGAGCCTCAATTTTCTGATGATGATTTGTTTAACTTGGGCTTGATGGCGAATAAAAAATAATAATTCCTATAAGGAGGAAAACTAAATGAGTGCAAAGAATTTAGGCTCAAGTGGTGTTCTTTATACTGATAGAAGGGATTTTTACATTCGTCCAAATGTCGTTAAAGAGCTTTGGACAGATGTTACGCCTTTTACTACTGTTGTTGCCAATCAAGGCACAATTACTGGTATGGCTGACCCTACTTTCAAAATGTTTGAACACAGAAACCCATGGCAGAAACAAGAATTAACTTTAACTGCTCACGCATCAGATTCAGTTTTGGATGATGATAACTCACAATCAGAAGCATTTGTAATATCTGCTGGTGAAGGTCTTCATACAGCAGTTGATGATTCTTATGTCGGACTAGAAGTCGAAATATGGAACTCAGCTAAAACAACTAAAAAAGCTGTTGCAATGATTACTGCTGTTACTGCTGGTGCTTATGGTACAGGTTCTGTCAACATGAGAATGCTTTCTAAAGCAGATAAAGTTGGAGGAATTGGTGACGATGGTACTGCTAATAACGAAAACCTGAACGTTACAATAGCAACTGGCGATGTTGCAGTCGTAGTTGGTAACGCACACGCTGAGGGAAGCAATTCTCCTTCCGCATGGGCAGACGAGCTAGAAGTTGTCTACAATCAATGTCAGATTTTTAAGACACCTCTTGAGATTACTGGTACTCTTTTAGAAGCATCACTTCGTGGTGAATCTAAAGAGCTATCAAGGCTACGTGACCAAAAAGCACAGGAGCATAAAATTCAAAAAGAGCGTGCTTTTCTTTTTGGTATGCATCCTTGGAATATTTCTGGTGGTTTTTCAGCACTTGAGTCTATTGTAGATGCTAGTGGTAATGCCATTAGAACTACAATGGGAATTATTCCAGCAATAGAAAACAATGCAGTAACAGGCGATGGAGCTAACAACTTTACAATATCTGAAGCAACCTATAAGTATAGCGACTTTGTAGATGATATGGAAAAAGTATTCCATTATGTTCCTGATGCTGGAATGAAGCGTGCTTTCGTAGGTGCTGGTGCTCTAGGGTACTGGTCTAAAATGGCTGGTGCTTCTGGTTTTGCTGGAAATTCTGGTTGGACAGTAAATCTTGGCGACATGAAACGTGATGCTTTAGGTTTTAATTATAGAGTACTAGAAACCCCTCATGGTGCATTGCAGTTGATTCCAACTCCTGCTCTACGTGGTCCTTACAATAAGTATATGTTGGTAGTTGACGATAAAAATCTATTCCATGCTCAGTATCGTGCCCCTCAGTTTCAGGCTTCGATTCAAGCGAATGATTATGATGGTGTCAAAGACCAGTATATGTCAGATGAAGGTATTGGAGTTTCTTTGATTGAGAGTCATAAACTGTTCAAAATCACCGCATAAGGAGGCTTACTATGGCTAGACCTTATATAGGTGGTACAAGTGCAAGTGTTGAGTCAATTACATCAGCAACTACTGTTGTTAGTGCAGACCATGGTAAAGTGTTTATGGTATCTTACCCAGCAGGTAGTGATTTAGGTTCTTATCAAATTACTATACCAACTCCAGCAAATGCTGGTATTGGATTTAGTTGCAAATTTATAGTTAGTTCTGCAACTATTGCTGATGAAGCTGGCGAAGATGTTGTTATAAATGACGGTACAAATGACCTTATGGTTGTTCATTACATTGACGCAGGTGATGCTGGTGTTGTTTCTGTTGTAGGTGATACAGAAGCAGATACTGTAGGCTTTGACCATACTGCTAAAAAGGGTGACTGGATTGAGCTCTTTACAGATGGAACAACGTGGTATTGTAACGCACAAAGTAGTGTTGATGGAGGAATCCTAGTAACAACATAAACAAATAACAATGGGGGAGTTTCGGCTCCCCCATTTTAAGTAAAGGAAATTATGGGATTACAAGATTATGATACAAAAGAAAGTGTAGCCCCTTATCAAAAAGCTGTAGTGGCTACTACAAATGCTCAAGATGAGTGTAGAGCTATTTATGTAAAGGTAGGAGGTGATTATACTTTAACAATAAATGGAGCAGATGTTGTCTTTACTGGTTTATTAGTAGGGCGTATTTACCCTTTGGCTATAACAAAATCTAGTAGTGCTAATGTTGTCTTGTTGTATTAATGGCAAACTTTAAAACACAAATAGAAAATTTAACTGGCAAAAAATCAGTAACTAGTAGTACAGCTATTGCTAGTTACAATTCAATGCTTGATAATTTTTTAAAACAATCAGCTAGGGCTGTATTAGATGTGTTGCCAGATGAGGTATTAATTAGAGACTCTATTAAGTCAACTATAACTGATGGTACAGGATTAGATATTACGGATAAAAAAATTGTAAAAGTGTTAAGAGGGGATTATGGTGCAATTGAAATTCCTTTAGAGTTAAAAGCACAAGTTCAAGCTAGTTCTGGTAGCCTTATGGAGCCAGCTTTACGAACTCCAGTTTATTACATAGAAGGTCAAACTAGTAGTGGTGGGAAATTATTTATTAAGCCTAATCCTGAAAATACAAGTGCTTCAACAAAAGGATATGTTTACTACAATTTATTTCCTTCTCCGTTATGGTCTGATAGCAGTATTACTAATTTTCCAGATTTAGCAGAGTATGCAGTTGTAATAGGTGCTTCTATGAGAGTACTTCAGCATAAGGTTAATAAAATGATTCACGAAGAAGAAGATATCGAGCTCTCTTCTGTAGCCCAACAAGAAATGGGAATAATTCAAGCTATGTACCAAGATGAAATTTCAAGATTAAATGGACAGATAGGTACAATGGCTCAACCAGCACCAAGAGGAGAATAGATGGCACAAATTAATTTTACAATATCTGGTTCGCCTTCTCATGGATTTGGCTTAACTCAAGAACAGTTAGTAGACTTGGTAAGAGTACATCATCCAGATATGTTAGAGGCCGAAACCAGGGTCTACTTAAATCAGGCATTAAGAGAGTTTACTAAGAAAACAAAAATCTTAAGAGGCGTATTTCAAAAGACTATTACTGATGGAGTTCGTTGGTATCAAATTGACGATGAAATAGTTTCTATCAATGCTGTTTATTTTGATGGCGAACTTATTGATAGATTGATAAGCACTCCAGATACTGAAGATTTGGATACAGCATAATGGCAAAAGTATGGTGGGTAGATAAAGACGCATTAGCAGTTTCTGATTTAAGTGCAGATAATAAAACACTTTCTGGACCAACTGCTGGTACAGTAAGCCTTCATTGTTCAAGGCATGATAGTCCATTTATATCGGCAGAGACTGGCTCTACTAATACAGATAGTGTGCGTGTTACTACAGGGATGAAAGAATCTTCTGTTATACCAGTCGAATATCACGAAGCTCTTACTTATAAAGCTATTGCTCATGGGTACGAGAAAAAAGGTGAATTAAAACAGGCTGAATATTTCCATAATAAATTCGCATTAGCTTGTGCAGAAGGAAAACAAGAGGCCAATTCTCATAAAACTGAAGAAAATTCTATTATTATTCAAGGTAGGGAATTTTAATGGATTTAAGATTTATTCCGAATAGTGTACAGAATGCAGATACAGTCTGGGAAAATAAAAATATAAAATGGGAGTTAGCAACTGGTTGGTCAACTGATGAGATTCTTAAAAACTTATTAGCCCCATCAACATCCTTAAAAAGCTTGACAATATCTGCTAATACATTACAGTCTATAAATCCAGTAGCGTCAGGATTAAAGCCTTTAAATAATCAAGCCTCAACAATAAAAGGTATATTATAATGGCTACTTTAACTAGTAAGAACATATCAAACACTTATAAAGATTTATTAACAGTATCAGGCTCTACTTCAAATGAAGGCATTACAAGTTCTGTAAAAAGAATTTTTGATGGGGAAGGTACAGGAAGCCCTTTGTGGATGAGTACTAATATGCTACAAGTAGACGGAATTTTAAACTTAAAAGAATATTCATCAGCACCAAGTAGTCCCACAGTTGGAGATTTGGCTTTTATAAACGATGAATTATATATAGCCAAACAATAGGAGAAAATCATGGCAAATTGGAAAAAAGTATTAACCGAAGATACTATTACAAC